ATACAAAATTACAAAAAAAAGTTAAAGCAGGGGAAATTTTAGAAAAACAAGATATTATAGATTTTCAACATTCGGTCACTAAAAACACAGCCGTACAAGAACAACTTGCAGGAATGACTGCTGAAGCTGGTAGGGCATTACGCCAGTTTAGAGAAATGGGTAGTTCAGAAGGCGCAATAAAAGCTAAATTAATTAAAGATTTTTTTGAAAATGCTCCAGATGAAAATACTGTCATGGCTCAAATTGAAGGTATAGTTAAATTAGCTGATGATCCACAAAAAATGGCTACACATATAAGGAATACCCACAAAGCAACTACGTTAGATAAAGTACAAGAAGGCTGGATAAATGCTTTGTTGTCTGCTCCCCCAACTCACATGGTAAATATAATGTCTAATAGTTTGGTAGCAGCTACACAACCAATAGAATACACCGTAGCGGCTGGATTAGGCGCGTTAAGAAAAAAAGGATCAGATAAAATTACATTATCTGAAGTTGGAGCTAGAATATACGGTTCAATATTAGGCTCATTAGATGGGCTAAAAGCAGGATGGAAAGCTTTAAAAGATCCCGACAGCATTGAAGACCCTTTAACAAAAATTGAAGCCAGAAGATCAAATGCTATTTCTGGAGTTAAAGGTAAAATAGCAAGAATACCAACTAGACTTTTAGCAGCAGAAGATGTGTTTTTCAAAGGAATTGGATATCGCCAAGAACTTTGGGGACAAGCCCTAAGAAAAGCTAAAAAAGAAGGTAAGGGATTTAATCGTGCAGTAGAAATAATGGATGATCCTGCCAAAAACTTTCCTAAAATACATTTAAAAGCCCAAGATTCTGCAAGGATATTAACTTTTACAAATGAATTAGGAGATATTTCAAAGATTCCTCAATCATTTCTAAAAAAAGTACCGATTTTAAGATTTATTGTTCCTTTTTATAGAACTCCAGTAAATATTGTCAAATATGCAGGACAAAGAACTCCTCTTGGAGTATTTGGTTCTAAGTACAAAGAAGCTATAAAAAAAGGTGGTGCTGAAGCAGATTTAGCAAGAGCCAAAATAATTACTGGAACTTCTACTATGGTGGCAGCAGGCTATTTAGCTAGTCAAGGTTACATTACAGGTAGAGGTGGGGATTTTAAAGAAAACAATATTCGTAGAGAAACAGGATGGCAGCCCTATTCATTCAACTTAGGTAATGAATATTATGCTTATAATAGGTTTGAGCCTGTAGGTATTATGTTTGGTTTGGCGGCTGATTTTCAAGATATTATAAGTAAAGGGCTAGCTGGAGATTTGGAGTCAGAAGAATTAGCATCTTTAATATTAGCGTCAGTATCAGAAAACTTAACTGATAAAACATTTTTTGCAGGAATTTCAAACGTTATACAAGCTATCAGTGATCCCGATAGATATGGAGAAGGATTTATCAATAGTTTTGCTGGTAGTTTTGTACCGACAATTTCTACTTATGTTAGAAAAGGTGAAGACCCATACGTTAGAGATGCCCAAGATATAGTTGATACAATTTATAACCGTATCCCAATTTTATCAGAAGATTTACCTATAAAAACAAATGTGTTTGGTGAACCTATTGAATACCCAAAAGGTGCTGCTCCTGATTTTTTAGGTAATTTAGGTAAAACATTTTCACCTATTAAAAAAACTCAAGAAACTAATGATCCTGTATTTAAAGAACTTGTCAGATTAGAAATGACTCCATCTATGCCTAGAAGGAAATTAGGTAATGTAGAAATGTCCCCAAGACAATATGCAAGTTTAAATAAAGAAATGTTGAATTTAGGTGTTAAACAACAAATAAAACAACTCCTACAAACTCCTCTTTACAAATCTTTACCTACTTTTAAAAAGAAAGAAGCCATTAACAAAATTATCAATAAAGGTAAAAGTTTGGCAAGAGACTTAACTATTACCAAATACCCGACACTACAAAAAGCAATATATGATGAAAAATTAAATGAAATGACACAATAGTAAAAACAGGAGAGCCACATGAATAACAACGCAGTAGATTACTTAAATATTCTACTCAAGATAGACTTAGTAAAATCCCACAAAACACTCTCTAACCAATCCAAACAAATAATATATAAAGAACTACGAAATCAACTACCCCCTGAGATGTTGTCTACAGCCAGTCTGGGTACTCGTAAAGTAATATTAGATATTCTGGAGGATAACATAGATGAGAAAACCACGATTAAAAGCACCCCCCAAAAAGAAAAAGCACCCAACGAAAGCACCGAAGAAAAATTACTTCGCAACGCTAATGTCAACTCCAGAGGGAAGGGAACTAAGAAAACAGTGGTCAACAAAACCCAGAAAAAACGGAGGTAGACCAAAAGGTGTACCAGATGGTTATAGAAAAGAAACTATTGAACCATTAAGAGCAAAAGCAAAAAAAGAAGCACAAGAGGTAACAAAAATTATGAGCGAAAAATACAACATTGAAGACGAGTATCAAAAAGAAGCTTTGTCTACAGCCGTAGAAGTAATGCGTCTTGTAGGTGAAACTAGAGAACGTCTTGCAGCAGCTAGACTTGTTTTAGATTTTACTAAATCAAAACCTGCCTCTAAAAGTGATGTATCTATTAGTAAAGCTGAAGACTTTTTGGCTTCATTATTAATTGAGGAAGAGCAAACGGATGAACAAGAAACTGACGGAAGTAAGAAAGAAGTTACTGAATGATTTTAGTTTCTATGCCAAATCAGCTTTAAAAATAAGAACAAAAGAAGGAAAAATAGCACCGCTTAAATTAAATCCAGCACAAGAAATACTTAATAAAGTAATCAAAGACCAAATGGCTACTGAAGGTAAAATCAGAGTCATAATTCTTAAAGCAAGACAACAAGGATTATCTACTTATACAGGTGGTTATTTCTATTTTTCTGTAAGTCAGAACCCTGCAAGAAAAGCAATGGTTGTAACCCATGCAGCAGACTCGACAAGAGCACTGTTTGATATGACAAAGAGGTTTCATGAGCATTGCCCTGATATCTTAAAACCACATACAAAATATGCATCTAGACGAGAAATAAACTTTGATGTTTTAGATTCTGGATATGTGGTCGCAACAGCAGGTGGTGAAAGTATTGGTCGAGGTGAAACTTTAACTCATGTCCATGCTTCAGAACTTGCTTTCTGGCAAAAAAGTACGGCATTAGATAACTGGAACGGATTAACACAAGCAGTACCAAACACAAAAGGTACAGCTATATTTGTAGAATCAACAGCCAATGGTATTTCTGGTGTTTTCTACGATCTATGGAGAGGTGCATGTGATGGTAGTAATGGTTTTGTACCCTGTTTTATACCGTGGTTTACAGACCCAAACTACCGAGAAAGTGTACCTAAAAACTTTGAAAGAACGCCTGATGAAAATGATCTAATCAAAGATTATGATTTAGACGATGAACAACTCATGTTCAGGCGGAGAAAAATAGCTCAAAACGGTATTGATCTGTTTAGACAAGAATACCCAGCAGAGCCAGAAGAAGCATTTTTAACTACTGGTAGACCTGTGTTTAACCCAGAGCAACTACAGAAAATATTAGTAAAAACTCCTGATTTAATCGACAGACTAGCTTTAGAAGGTGACGAGTTTGTTAGTAATGCTAGAGGTGAGTTAACTACCTATAGAAAACATCAAGATAGTGAACAGTATGTTATAGGCGCTGACGTTGCGATGGGTGTAAGAAATGGTGACTACAGTGTAGCTCAAGTTCTAGACTCTAAAAAAAGGCAAGTAGCTATCTGGCGTGGTCACGTTCACCCTGATTATTTTTCTAAAATTCTTTATGCATTAGGTGAATACTACAATCAAGCTTTTATCTGTGTAGAGAATAACTCGCACGGAATACTAACCTGTACTCGTCTTGCAAAAGATATGAATTATCCTAATTTTTATACTGAAGTACAGGTGGATAAACTGACTGACAGAGAAACTATAAAGCTTGGGTTTACTACAACATCAAAAACAAAACCTTTAATAATAGATCAATTAAGAGCTGCAATGCGTGAAAGCGATGTGGAACTTAATGATAAAACAACTATTAAAGAAATGATGGCTTACATAGTTACTGAATCTGGTGCAATGCAAGCAGAGGCAGGAGCTTTTGATGACACTATTATTTCTTTAGCTTTAGCTAACCACGTTCATGAAGGTGCGTGGCAACCTGTTAAATTTAATGACGACTTTTATATTGAGATGGTTTAAACATGGCAAAAAAACAATTTGATAAATTGGATGATACAAATATTATTGCACTTGTAGATGATAATGTTAGTCAGGCAGTAGGTTACTACGATTCTGAGATATCTAGTGAACGTACTAGGGTAATTAACTATTACAATGCAAAACTACCTAAACCTGTACATGAAGGTAATTCTAAATATGTATCACAAGATGTATACGATGCAGTAGAATCCATGAAATCAGCACTATTAGAAACATTCTCTAGTGGCGGTGCTGTAAATACAGTCAAATTCGATGCAGTAAATGCTGACGATGTACCCCAAGCAAACACTTGTACTAATTATGTTAATTATGTAGCTCATAGGCAAAACGATATGTTTAGCGTTATGAGTAGCGTTATACACGATGCTTTAGTGGCAAGAAATGGGGTAGCAAAAGTCTATTGGCAAGAACAAGAAGAAGTAACTCCTGAATACTTTGAAAATTTAAACCCTGATGAATTAGATATGCTTATATCTCAAGATAACATTGAGTTAAGCGATAGTGAAGTAGATGAATTTGGTTTTACATCTGGGGAAATATTAGTATCAAGAGATACCTCACAAGTTGTTATTGAAAATATAGCTCCTGAAGAATTTTTGGTAGAGCCACAAGCCAAAAGTTTAAATGATGTCTCTTTTATTGCTCATAGAACTAGAAAAACTTTATCTGAGCTAAGAGCAGAAGGTTATTCAGAAGAAATTATTGGGAAGATTGGAGATCATTCTGATGTTGACCATGAAACAGACCCAGAGGTATTAGCTAGATTTGATAACGTAGGATCTAGTCTTGCCTTTAACAACAACAATTACCAAGACCAAGTACGTTCAGTACAAATTATAGAAGCATACATACACCTAGACATTGAGGGATCGGGAATAGCGGAATTATGGCGAATCACCAAAGCTGGCAATGCACTGTTATCAAAAGTGAAAGTGACCAGAATCCCCTTTATAACATTCGCACCCATCCCGATTCCTCATTCTTTCTTTGGTAGTAACTTTGGTGACAAAGTTGTGTCTACACAAAATGCTAGAACCGTATTAACTAGATCAATATTAGATCATGCTGTAGTTACTAATAACCCACGTTATATGGTAACTAAAGGTTCTTTACCTAACCCAAGAGAGCTTATAGATAACAGGGTAGGTGGTATCGTCAATGTAACTCGCCCTGATGCTGTAACACCAATGATGCAACCTAATTTAAACCCATTTGTATTCCAGACTATAAAGATGTTAGACGAGCAGTTAGAGGATACAACTGGTGTTGCGTCTATTTCTCAAGGTACAAACAAAGATGCTGTGTCTAAGCAAAATTCCGCAGCAATGATAGAGCAGCTCACATCAATGAGTCAGCAGCGACAAAAGATTATAGCGAGGCACTTTGCAACGCAATTCATCAAACCAATGTACCAAGAGATATACGCATTGTGTGTCGAAAACGAAGATCAAGAAAAGATTGTTGATATTGGTGGGGACTATGTTGCTATTACACCTGCACAATGGGCTGATAAACGTGACGTTACAATTAGTTTACATCTTGGCTATGGAGATCAAGAAAGAGAATCTCAAAAAATGCTAGGTATGCATCAAACATTTTCTCAAGATCCAAGTTTACAGCGTATGTATACACCTAAGAATCAATATCAGTTAATGAAAAAAGTTTTAGAGTTAAACGGTATAAAAGATGTTACAACATTCTTGACACCGCCTGAACAGTTACCAGAACAACAACCTGATCCAGCAGCAATGCTACAAATGGAATTAGCTAAGAAACAGATGGAAATCCAAGAGAGACAAACTCTTATGGGTGAAGCAAAACTCCAAAGTGAAATTGAGAAAGCTCAACTTAAACATGAATTAGATGTTATGAAAGCTGAAAATCAATTTGCTATTCAGTCAGATCAAGTTGATATCAAAGAAGATACTTTAGATCACAAGAAAGTTATTGCTGCTGCTGAATTAGAATTAGCTAACAAAGCAGATGAAATAACAGCAATCGCAAGTCCAAATGCATAAGAGGAAAATAATATGCCAACAGGAAAAGGTAGTTATGGAAGAACAAGAGGCAGACCGTCTAAAAAGAAAAATAAGTAACAACCCCCACAGCCTCTTAATTGAGGCTTTTTTATGTCTAATCAAAGGAGACAAAAATGAGCAACCAAGAAGAAACCCTAGTGAAATTAGGAGACGATGCAGAAGAACTGATGGGTACTCCTGTATTCACCAGCACCATAAATGCACTTGTTGAAGCAACTTTTCAGGCTTTTATAAATTCCGAACCTGACAAGCCAGAAAAAAGAGAAACAACTTACAATCACTACAGAGCTTTAGTGGATATTGTCAATACTTTAAAGCAAAGGGTTTCTGTAAGAGATGGAATTAATGAAAAACAAAAAAGCGATAACAGCAAAAACGAGGAGTAAAGGATCATGTCAAATGATAACGTCCAGCAAAACCCCCCGTCTCCAGTAGCCTTATCAATAGATGAAGCTGCTGAAGCCATTTTAAATAACTGGAGGGACGCTGAAAAGTCATCCCAAGAAGGTAATTTAGAGGCAACCGAAGATTCAAGTGAGACAAATGATGATTCGGTCAACGAGGATACTAAAAACGATGTAAGCGATGATACGAATGAAGACCCTAAACAAGAATCCCAAGAAAACGAAACTGAGCAAGAAAGCGAAACAGAAGATCAAGATGAAATTTCTGATGAAACGGACGATGAATCTGAAGAAGAAGAAAATGAAATCTTACTTGATGACGCTATTGTCGAAGTTACGGTTGATGGGAATGTAGAACAGGTATCTGTCAAGTCATTGAAACGATTACACGGTCAAGAAAGTAGTCTTACCAAAAAGTCTCAAGAGGTATCCCAATCTCGAAAAGAAGCAGATGAAGCTCTTAAACAAGCTGATTTTGTGATGCAAAGTATGTTAACTAGAGCAGAGGAACGATATAAACCTTATTCCGAAGTAGACATGTTATTAGCCTCCAAAACAATGGAAGCTGATGATTTTGCTCTATTACGCAATGAGGCAAATCAAGCTCAAAGTGATTTGAAATACTTAAAAGAAGAAAGTCAAAAACTTTACACTGAAGCTCAAGATAAGATGGTAGCTCAACAGCAAGAAAACGCTAAGAAAGCTATAGAAGTCTTAAAACAAGATATACCTGAGTGGAGTACACAGCTTTATGACCAGATTCGTAATTTTTCTATAACATCTGGATTGCCTGAACAAGAAGTTAACCAGTATTCAGACCCGACTGTAATTAAGTTATTACATAAGGCAATGCTGTATGACAAATCTAAAAAGACAGCCAATGTTAAAAAGGTGAAAGCCAAGAAAACTAAAGTATTAAGATCAAAGAAAGCACCTCCGTCACCGACGCAAACTAAAGATGTCCGTAAGCAAGCAGCTTACGACAAACTTAGGACGCAGGGTGGTAATGATTTAGATGACATATCAGCAGCAATCTTAGCGGGATGGGAATCTTAAATAATTATCTTTAACTTAAAAATATAGGAAAAACAATATGGCTACATATACTACCTACACTTCTGTAGGACAAGCCGAAGATGTTTCATCTCTTATAGCAATGATATCCCCAACTGCTACTCCTTTTCAAAGCATGGTCAAGAACGAAAAGACTGCTGCGAGAACGTTTGAGTGGATGGAAGATGCATTAAGAGCTAGTGCTGATAACAAAAAAGTTGAAGGAGCAGACGCTTCTACAATTACTATCGCACCGACAACACTTCGGAGCAACACATGTCAGATTATAGCTGAGGCATTTGCTGTCTCTGGTACTGCTGACGCTGTTAAAACTCATGGTCGCGCCACTGAAACTGCGTTCCAATTAAGTAAAACTCTAAAAGTAATTAAAAACGATTACGAAAGAGCAATGGTTGGAATTTCAAATGCAGTAGCAGCGGGTAACGCTAGTACTGCTAGAGAAATGGCTTCAGTATCAGCAATGATATCTACAACTTTAGATGCAGGTTCAAACTCAACAGATGCTTTAACAGAAGCAAAATTGTTAACTTTGCACCAAACATGTTATACAAATGGTTCTGAACCAACTGTGTTTATGATTAAACCTGCTGATGCTACGATCATTGCTGGTTTTGCGACTGCAACTGGTAGAAATCGTGAGATTGATGCGAAGCAACTTACCAATGTGATTGACGTAATTCTTACACCTTTTGGTGAATTGCGTACTGTAATTAATAGACAGAACCTAACCACACATGGCTTCTTAATTGATCCATCAATGTTCAAGACTGTTTCATTACGTCCATTTACAAGAACTTTACTCGCTAAAAATGGCGATGCTGACACTCATAATGTTGTCGGTGAAGTTTCTGTAAAACACAGTGCTTTCAGCGATAGCGGAATGATTACTGGTCTTTCGTAAGTAACAAATTAGGGGATTGGTTAGATATAGTATTTTGCTCTCCTTAACTATGTCTAATCTTTCCCTTTTTTTTATTACATAAGGAGTATTTACATGTCAACAAAAGACAAAAAAACACCTTTTAATGATGTTGAGCAACGTCTGGCTAAAGATCCAGAATCAATATTAACTCTACAAAATCAACAGCATATACCACAAAGTTACATTGATGGTTTAAAAAGTGATAAGTGGGATTCAAGGAGCACTAGAGCAGGCGACTACATGCGTGTAGCAAGTATACCTGCTGTAGTTTATGACCAATGGAAAAGAGAAGGTTTTGATGCATTAAAAGAACCTCCCAAAGAAATACTAAAGCGATTAAGACAGCAAAATCTTGATTCCTTCATAACTACTAAAAAACAGGTTTATTAATAATGAATTACGGTAATCTTAGAACACATTTTAAAGCACTACTAAATCGTAGTGATATAACGGATGCACTGGCAAATACTTTTATAGATCAGGGTATTGCTAGAATCCAAAGAGCACTAAGAATACCTAGTATGGAAAAAGCTCATACATACACGATATCTGCTCAGACCTCAAAAGTAACAATACCAAATGATTTCTTAGAAGCCATAGATTTAATTTACGATAACCACACATTAAGTAGATTACCTATGAAAGAAATGCAGGATTATAAGAAAGCAGGTCAAACTGGTTCTCCTCATTTCTTTACTAGAGAAGGTGGGTCTTTCTTACTATATCCAGAGCCTACAAGTGGAAGTCTACAGTTAAATTATTATGCTCAATATACAGCTTTATCTTCTGATTCTGATACAAATGTACTAACAAATATTGCATCAGATTTAGTCTGCTATGCAGCATTAATATATGCAAGTGATTACTACCTTGATGAACGTAGAGCTACATTTGAAAACGCATATTTTATTTATTTAACCGAAATACAAGAACAAGCTAACGATGCTGAAATGTCAGGCAGTCTTCAGTCTATAAGACCTGCTTATCAATTAGATATATAGTCCGTGGAGTAATAATGGCAACAACAAGTTTTTATTCAAGTTCAGGAGCAACAAGCACTGAAACTGATGCTATTGAAGGTAGTGTCAATGCAGCCGAAGCCAGTAAAAATGCAGCATCAACATCTGCAACAGCAGCAGCAAGTAGTGCCACCGCAGCAGCTTCTAGTGCAACTGCTGCAAATTCATCTAGCTCATCAAGCACTACAGCTAAAACGGCTTCAGTGGCAGCACAGTCAGCCTCAGAAACAGCCAAGACTGCTAGTGAAGCAGCGAGAGATTTAGCCAACACATATAAAAATGCAGCAGCCACAAGTAGCTCAACTTCAACTACTAAAGCCAATGAAGCCAGCACCAGTGCCACAAATAGTGCCAATTCAGCTACAGCTAGTGCCAATTCAGCTACAGCTAGTGCAAGCTCAGCCTCGGCAGCAAGTTCATCTCAGTCAGCAGCAGCCTCAAGTGCGACTGCGGCAGCTTCTAGTGCAAATACATTAACCGATGAAAGAATTCAGGATATAACTGGAGCTATGTTCAGTGGTAATTCAGAGGATGGTGCTTCACTGGTATATCAAGACAGTGATGGAACAATTGATTTTACTATCGGCACTTTAAATCAAAGTACAAGCGGAAATTCCTCAACAGCTTCAGCACTACAAACTGCGAGAACGATACATGGTGTATCTTTCAATGGTACAGCTAACATAGATTTATCTGAAGT